ATGTTCGGATCAGGCATCCAGATTGCATCAACAATTCCAAAATATTAAATGAGCAACTTTTACACAAACGTAATCAGTATTGGCAACAATATTCTTTATCGTGGTGTAGAAAACGGGCGGCGAGTAAAGATGAAAATTGCTTACTCGCCGTCACTGTTTTTGACTACCAATAAACAAACACAATGGAAGAATCTTCAAGGTGAGTACCTTGATGAAATCAAGCCTGGGTCCATTCGTGAGTGCCGAGATTTCATCGAAAAGTATGACGGTGTTCAGAACTTCAAGATTTTTGGCATGACCAAGTATGAGTACGCATTTATTGCGGACGAACATAAGGGTATGGTCGATTGGAAGCAAGAAAACATTGCTATTGATATCATCGATATTGAAGTTGGCTCAGAGAATGGTTTTCCTGATCCATATAAAGCCAATGAGCCTATCACTGCTATCGCAGTGAAGCGAATCGGTGGGCACATGAAAGTGTATGGTTGCGGTAATTTCAACAACTATAATGATAACGTCACATATCTAAAGTGTCGTGATGAATATGATTTGTGTAAGAGATTCGTTGAAGATTGGTTTCATGACTGCCCAGATATCATAACTGGTTGGAACACCAAGTTCTTTGATATTCCATATCTGTACAACCGATTCATGAAGATTCTTGGTGAAGAGCAAACCAAGCGCCTTTCACCATGGAACATGATTCATGAGCGTAAGGCTGTTGTGAATGGTCGTGATATGACCGCGTATGAAATCAAAGGTGTTGCATCGCTGGACTACATTGAATTGTACAAATGGTTTGCGCCAGGCGGTAAGTCACAAGAGTCATATCGTCTAGACAACATCGCCAACGTTGAGTTGGGTAAGAGCAAGCTGTCATATGATGAATTTGACAGTCTGCACCAACTGTATAAGATGAACTATCAAAAGTTCATTGAATACAACATCGTTGACGTTTTGCTGATTGAAGAGCTTGAAGACAAGTTGAAGTTGCTGGAGTTGTCGCTGACTCTTGCGTTTGATACCAAGTCTAATTTTGAAGATGTATTCACACAGACTCGCATGTGGGATGCAATCATGCACAACTATCTACTGGAACGCAATATCATTGTTCCTCCTAAAGGTAGCACTAAGAAAGATGGTGCTTTTGAGGGTGCATATGTCAAAGAACCACAGATTGGCCTACATAAGTGGGTCGCATCTTTTGACTTGAATTCGCTGTACCCGCATTTGATGATGCAATACAACATCTCGCCAGAAACTCTGATTGATCCAAAAGATTATACTCCTGCTATGCGCAAGATTTTATCTTCCAGTGTTGACGTTGAACGCCTGTTGAATCAGGAGATTGATTTCGCTGATCTTGATAATGCTACATTGACGCCGAATGCACAATTCTTTCGCACAGATATCCAAGGCTTTGTGCCTAAGATGCTTGAGGACATGTACAATGATCGTAAGAAATTCAAGAAGATGATGTTGGGTGCGCAACAGGAATACGAGAATGAAAAAGATCCTGTTAAACGCACAGAATTGGAAAATAAAATTGCTAGATATAATAATCTGCAACTTGCTAAGAAAGTTTCATTGAACTCTGCATATGGTGCTATGGGTTCACAGTACTTCCGTTTTTATGACTTGAGAATTGCGTTAGCCGTTACTCTTGCTGGTCAGTTGTCGATTCGCTGGATTGAAAATAAACTCAATGGCTACATGAATAGCCTACTGAAAACGAATGGAACTGATTATGTTATTGCATCGGATACGGACTCGATATATCTCAGGCTTAATGAGCTTGTTACAAAGGTGTATGGTGCGCCAGATAAACTATCGCTACCTCCAGCAAAAGTCATCGAATTCATGGACCGTGTATGTGAAGATAAAATTCAACCGTTTATTGATAAGTCTTATCTTGACCTTGCTACGTATGTAAAAGCATTTGCACAGAAGATGCAAATGAAGCGTGAAGGCTTGTCTGATAAAGGTATCTGGACTGCTAAGAAGCGATATATTCTGAACGTGTACAACAACGAAGGTGTCCAGTATGCTGAACCACATATGAAAGTTATGGGTTTGGAAATGGTCAAGTCATCAACTCCATCAGCTATCCGTGAAAAGATGAAGCAAACGATCAAGTTGATTGTTACCACTGATGAAGATACTGTGCAGAAATTCATTGAGGAATTCCGAAATGAGTTTGGTCAATTACCGCCTGAAGAGATATCATTTCCTCGTTCTGTGAATGGTCTAAACACATACTCAGACAGTAGCCAGATATATACTAAGGGTACACCAATTCATGTCAAGGGTGCGCTACTCTACAATTACCTTTTGAAAAAGCATGATCTGACCAAAAAGTATCAGGTAATTCAAGAAGGTGAAAAGCTGAAATTTACATATCTACGTCAGCCGAACCCAATCAACGATACGGTAATCTCTTATCCATCTAGACTGCCTACTGAGTTTAGACTTGACAACTACGTAGATTATGATGTACAATTCCAGAAAGCATATTTGGATCCAATTAAAATCATTCTTGATTGCATTGATTGGAAGCCAGAGAAAACAAATTCACTTGAGAGCTTCTTTGGCTGATGTGCTGACAATAAATAATGATAAGAGGGATAGTTTCCCTCTATAAAATAATCAACAATATAACAAACGAAACGGAGTAAATATGAGTTTGCTTGAGAAAATGAAAAAAATCAATTCGTTGAAAAATACGGAACTGCTAAGTGAGTCTTCTTTTTTCAATAAAAAAGAATGTGTCGCAACAAGTGTTCCCATTATCAACATCGCACTATCTTCTGAAGTTGACGGTGGTCTAAGTTCTGGTCTAACTTTTTTAGCTGGTCCATCTCGTCACTTCAAGTCGCTTTTGGGATTAGTGATGGTAAAAGCATATATGGATCATCACAAGGATTCTATATGTTTATTTTATGATTCTGAGTTCGGAATCACACCAGAATATATCAAAACCAATGGTATAGACACTGAACGGGTGTTACATATACCAATTGAACACCTTGAACACCTGAAGTTTGATTTATCAAAGCGACTTGAAGCACTTGAGCGGGGCGATAAAGTTGTTATCTTTATAGATTCTGTTGGTAACCTGGCATCCAAAAAAGAGGTTGAAGATGCTCTTGATGGTAAATCAGTGGCTGACATGACTCGGGCCCGTGTGATGAAATCATTATGGAGAATTGTTACTCCGCATCTGACAACTAAAGACATTCCTTGTATTGCTGTAAATCACACATACCAAACTATGGAATTGTATTCCAAATCTGTTATGAGTGGTGGCACTGGTGGAATGTATTCCGCTAATCAGGTATTCATTATCGGTAAAGCGCAAGAGAAAGAAGGATCAGATTTGGTAGGATATAATTTTACTATCAACATTGAAAAGTCTAGATTCGTCCGTGAAAAATCTAAATTTCCTTTCTTAGTCACTTTTGAGGGTGGTATTCAGAAATATTCAGGCTTGATGGATATTGCACTTGAAGGTAACTTTGTGCAGAAGCCAAGCAATGGATGGTATGCAAAGGTTGACCAAGAGACTGGTGAATTAGGTGATAAAAAGCGTTTGGCAGACACGGATAATGCAGAGTATTGGGAACCACTGTTAGCTGATGCTAAATTCAAAGATTATGTGAAAGGTAAATATGGGATTGCTTACGGAAGCCTTTTGGCAGAAACTCCTGTTCTGGAGAGCGCCGAAGTCAATTGAGGTCGGGAAGGACTTTTCCTTCCACGACTTTGAAGATAGTGATTTGACTGGTATCCTCATACTCCGACCAGAGTATGAGGGTGTCATTTATTATTATACTAATGCCAGCATAGAAGAAGTTGGCATGGGCGCAAGACTCAAGTTTGGTTATCAAGTTGTCAAACCTGGTAATCACAACAAAAAAGACTTAGAAAATAGTGAGGAATTTGTTACAATGATAGGTGACATCCTCTCTCAAATTATTTTAACGGAAACACAAATTGAATCGCCTAGAAAAATCTATTCTGAAGAGTCTGATTTATAATGAAGACTTTACCAGAAAAACAATACCTTTCATTCAAGAGGAATACTTCTCTGATAACGTAGAGAAACTTGTATTCAATGAAGTTCGTGAGTTTCTGGACAAATACAAGAATTTGCCGACACATGAAGCATTGATTATTAATCTCACTGAGGGTAAGAATCATACCGAAGAGCAGGTTCGTGGCGCCATTGAGTTACTGAATGAAATTCATGAGCAACGTAATGAAGAAACCAACATTGATTGGTTGACTGACCAGACAGAAAAGTTTTGTCAGGACAAAGCAATCTACAATGCTATCATGGAATCTGTAACGATTCTTGATGATAAGAAAAGCACCAAAGGCAAAGGTGAGATTCCCAAGATTCTTGCTGATGCATTGGGTGTATCATTTGACCAGAACGTTGGTCATGACTACATCAGTGATTATGAAAGTCGTTTTGAATTCTATCACAGGAAAGAAGAACGTGTTCCGTTTGATCTGGATTACTTCAACAAAATCACCAAGGGTGGTTTGCCTAACAAGACACTGAATATTGCACTTGCTGGTACCGGTGTTGGTAAGAGTTTGTTCATGTGTCACGTTGCTGCTGGTTGTATCTCGGCTGGCACCGATGTGTTGTACATCACCATGGAAATGTCTGAGGAAAAGATTGCAGAACGAATCGATGCGAATCTGTTGAATATTGCAATCAATGATCTCCACGTTATCAGTAAAGATGAATATGTTCGCAGATTCAAAGCTGTTCAGAACAAAGCACAAGGTAAGTTAGTCATCAAAGAGTATCCAACTGCGGCTGCTGGATCAATGCACTTCCGTTCACTGTTGAACGAATTGCACCTGAAAAAGAACTTTCGACCAAAGATCATCTTTATCGACTATCTGAACATCTGCTGTTCCTCTAGAATGAAGATGGGTGCAAGTGTAAACTCATACACATACATCAAAGCTATTGCTGAAGAGTTGCGCGGCCTTGCAGTTGAATTCAACGTGCCTATCGTTTCTGCAACACAGACAACACGAAGTGGTTTCAGCAACTCAGACGTTGGCCTTGAAGATACCTCAGAATCATTTGGTTTGCCTGCAACTGCTGACTTTATGTTCGCATTGATCAGTACAGAAGAATTGCACCAACTGAATCAAATCATGGTGAAACAACTCAAGAATCGATACAGTGATCCTAACGAGAATAAGAAATTCGTGATTGGTGTTGACAAATCCAAGATGAGGCTGTATGATGTTGAGGATATTGCACAGAACATCATAGATTCTGGTCAAGTTGATGACAAGCCTATCAATACCTTTGGTAATCGTGAGCGTAAATTCAACTCAAAGTTCGAAGGTGTTCGTGTATAAATATCCAATAAATGGAGATTTTTATGGCCGCTCAACAAGGCTTCCAATACGAAATAAATGCCGCTAATGTCTTGAAACCTATGGGTCTTGTGCCTAAAAGTTTTAAGCCAGCGGGAGCAGGACATGATCAACCAGATTTGATGCTTGAACATAAGAAAGACAAAGCTGGTTGTGAATTGAAAATCACGGCAGCGTCCGCTGGTTCCCTTGTTTTGAAATATGATGCGAAAGATAAAAAAAGTCCCTGGAAATTTGGCAATGTCAGTGAAGATGATGCTGAAAAGTTCTTTATTAAGAATCTAGCTGAAGAAGTTGGATTATTCAAAAGACTTAAAGCTGAGTGGAAAGAAATTCCTTTCAAGAGAGATAAAGATCCATTATGGGAAGCCACTGCAGGTAAACTATCTCCTCAAAAGAGATATGAAAGGGATAGAGATACTTTTCAAGATATTCGTGGTGAGATTAGTGCAAAAGAAATTGAAGATTATTACAACAAAAAAGATACTTACTATGTAAATGTTGGCACTCACGGTTTCTACTTAATGGGCTCAAAAAATCCCTTAAAGCTGAAAGACGTTCCTCGCTTCGGTACTTCTGCAAAAGCAACTTATAGAGCCAGGGTTCAATATAAAGGTAGCGGCAATTATCAGTTCACTTTTGAAATGCAATTTTCTATACCATCAAGCAAAAAATCACCATTCAACATTGCTCCAGTTGATGGCAAAAGTGTCACAATTATCAAAAAAGATTTAAGTTTAGGGTGTTTTACGTAATGAAATTCAAAGAATTCCTAACAGAGTCCTCAAAAGAAGGCAAGAACGTTCACCTAGAGCATATCGAGGAAGAAGTTCTAAATCGCGGTGTAGCTGGTACGAGAGATGCAATCAACTTTTTGCGATCACTCAGAGACATGCTTGCTGGCAATTCAGACGGCAAGGTAAACATTACCACAAAATGGGACGGTGCACCTGCTGTATTTGCTGGCACTAATCCAGAGAATGGTAAGTTCTTTGTAGCCACAAAAGGCATCTTCAACAAAGATGCAAAGCTGAACTACACCGATGAAGATATTGACAGAAATCATCCAGGTGAAGGCCTGAATAAGAAACTGAAGGTTGCACTAGCATACTTGCCTAAGATTGGTATCGATGGCATTCTGCAAGGCGACATGATGTTTGCTAAAGGTGATATCAAGAAAGCAACGATTGATGGTGTCAAGTATGTGACATTTCAACCAAACACAATCGTGTATGCGGTTCCTGAAGATTCTGCACTAGCTAAGTCCATGTTGACAGCACAAATGGGTATTGTGTTTCATACGGCATACACAGGAAAGACAATCGCAGATTTGAAGTCTTCATTCAACATCGATATTGGTAGAATGAAAGCAACTAAGGATGTTTGGTTCCGTGATGCATATTTCGTTGACGCATCTGGTACAGTCACATTTACCGAAAAAGAGACTAAAGAAATCACAGCTATTTTATCTCAAGCAGGATCCCTGTTCCAAAGAACCAGTAGCATGACCCTGAATCGTATTGCTACCTCTGAGATATTCAATGTTCAGATCAAAACATACAACAACACGAAAGTTCGTTCCGGTGAACACATCAAAGATACAACGGAACATGCGAAAGGACTGTTGAAATGGATTGAAGACAAGCTGAACAAAGAGATTATTGCCGCTAAAAGAGAAGACACTAAACTCAAGCGTCAAGCTGAAAAGAATGAAATCATGCGATTCTATCGAAGCAACTTTGCCGAGCTTGTTAAGATTTTTGATATCATGAATATGATCGTTGATTCCAAGAATATCATTATCAAAAAGTTACAACAGATGCGTCAAGTTACTGGTGCATTCTTACGTACAGATGATGGATTTAAGGTCACGAATCCAGAAGGCTTTGTTGCTGTTGATCGACTAAAAGGTAATGCCGTCAAGTTGGTTGATAGACTTGAATTCAGTCATGCAAACTTCACCGCACAGAAAGCGTGGGACAAATAATGCAGTCATTCAAAGAACTGGTGAAAGAAGCATCTTATGCTGGTAACATCGGCATTATGGAACTTATCAAATTCAAGCAAAAAGCTACACCTGAACAGAAAAAGAAATTTGATGATCATGTGAAGAACAAGCGAACAAAGGATGCTTGGGATATGGTCCAGAAAGTCACTGGAGTTCAGCTACATAAAAGTGTGCATGAAGAAAAGAAGTCTCCTAATCCAGACATTCTGCCACCAGCTGGCGCAGGGCAAGAGGGCACAGACTTGCTAGTCAAGCGATACAAACGAGATACTCCAGGTCAGTAACTAACTCAATTATATTATGAACCCATTGATCACAGTAATTACACCAACAACAGGAACTGCTCAATTAGCTGACGCAGTTCGGTCTGTTGATAATCAAACATACAAGAACATACAGCATCTAATCGTTGTTGATGGAGTTGAGCATTATGAAAATGCACTAGATTCCATTGTCGGATCACGATATGCTAGTATACTCACATTACCATATAACACAGGTCATAGCCAATACAATGGTCATCGTATCTATGGTGCTATGACATTTATTGCTGAGGGCGAATACCTGTGCTTTCTAGACCAAGACAATTGGTACGATGATAATCACATTGAATCGCTAGTTAACCAACTCACAAGAGGTAATGATTGGGCATACTCATTACGCAAAATCGTTGATCAGGATGGCAACTACATTTGTAATGATGACTGTGAATCACTTGGTAAGTGGCAATCGGTGATCGGTGACAATTTTGTTGATGTGAACTGTTTCATGATACCGAAGATGGCCGCACTAGAATTTGCTCCATATTGGTATCGTAGAGCTAGACATCCTAACGATCAACCTGAAGTTGATAGAATTCTTTCGGCATTTATGATGGCCAAGTCGAAAACATTTGACACGAATGGTCAATATACTGTAAACTATAGGGTGGCGAGTCGCGCAGACTCTGTACAGGACTCATTCTTTATTCGCGGTAATAATGCGATGCAACAGCATTTGAAAGGAAACTATCCATGGCGAAAGATTTAATAATTGGTGCATTTAGTAACTACAGCGACTTCAACGTTGTCAAGCCGTGGATTCATTCCATCAAAGAAACTGGCTTCGATGGTGATATTGTACTGATTGCAATTGATGCACCGAAAAGTATTGTGTTAGAGATTGAAGACGCTGGTGTGACTGTTGTTGAGCATCCAAAGCAAGGCAACATGATGATTCACATGATGCGCTTCCTATACATCTACGATTTCCTGAAAAAGTACCATAACAAATATCGCTATGTCATCACTACAGATGTTCGTGATGTGATATTTCAGAGCAATCCTAGCTTGTATCTACACAATCTATATGGTAGCTACAAAGGTATCGTAGCACAATCGGAAGCAATCCAGATTCAGCATGAGCGATGGAATCGTGAAAACATCATCAAAAACTTTGGTCAATACTTCTATGAGGATATCAAAGAACATGAAGTATTCAACGTGGGCATCCTAGCGGGCACAACAGAATACATCAAGGACCTGTGCTTTGCACTATTTCAAATGTCTAGTAATCGTCCCGACTGGGTTGCTGATCAAGCTGCATATAATATGTTGCTGAGTTTCAAGCCATGGAACGAGGTGGCGACATGTCTTCCACTGATGGATGGCTGGGCATTGAATGCACATGTGACAAATAAACCAGACCAGATGGACGAGTTTGGTCCATATTTACTTGAGGATCGTCCATACATGGAAGATGGTGTTGTTAAGAACGCCGATGGTGAGCCTTTCGTTATTGTGCATCAGTACGACCGAGTGCCTGAGTGGACAAAATACTTCTATGATAAGTATGATGTGAAGATTACAACTGAAACTGATACTGGGTCATCTCCTAAGTATTTTACTATTACTACATGAAAGAATATTATGAGCGATTACATTGTAATGAATACTAATCCTGCCAATGAGTGGATTTGTTCAGGTAAAGGACTTCTGCTACTATTGCGTGATAAGGGACCACAGGTTGGTTTGGAGATCGGCTGTGCTGAAGGCCACACAACACACTATTTGCTGAAAAACTTACCTGAGTTGGTGTTGCATGGTATTGATCCGTATGTCAACTATGAAGACTGGAATGGTAGATTCCTGACAGATCGTGTTGACATGCACAAACAGATTCTGGATTACTGTGCTGAGTTCGGTGATAGATTCGTCATGCATCGTGATTTCTCGGATAATATGGTCAATCATTTTGAAGATGACTCACTCGATTTCATATTTATTGATGGAATACACACATACGAACAAGTCACGATTGACTGTGAGAATTACTTCAGTAAAGTAAAATCTGGTGGTGTTTTTGCAGGTCACGATTACAATGTCATCGAAGGTGTAAATCGTGCGGTAAATGAATTTGCAGCCAAGCACGGCGCAGAAGTACAAACTTGTGCAAACGATGTATGGTACTGGATCAAGAAATGAGTGAGACTGTCACAATTGTAACTGCGTTCTTTGACATTGGTAGGTCAAATTGGGAAGGTACTCTAAATGGTCAGCAACTGCCACACTACCTAAAGCGTGACACACAGACATATCTGGACAGATTCAAGCGACTAACTGAGCTAAAGAATCCTATCGTTGTTTTCACCGAAAGCAAATTCATTGACACCATCAAGAGTTATCGTGACGATATCATCTGTGTTGTTGCTGATAACATTTTTGAAGACAACAACCAGCTACTGAGTCGTATCGCACACATTCAAAGACGCCCTGAGTTTATTGCGCATCTGAATCAACCAACGATGCCTGAGTATTGGTCGCCACATTATGTGTTCATAAATTACGCCAAATCTTTGTTTGTCAATACAGCAATTAAGATGGGTCATGTGTCAACAGGCACGGCTGCTTGGTTAGACTTTGGATATGTGCGTGAAGATACATTCTGTCCTGCTGGAATGGAATGGAAGTTCAACACACAGAATCTAATCAATCTGTTCTGTTTCTCCAACCCTGACGAAGCTGAACCTATATTCAATATCGTCAAGACAAATAATGTGTACGTCCAAGGCTGTCACATCGTTGCACCAGTTGAAAAGTGGAAGCAAATGGCAACACTCATGACACGGGCAATAATGAACTACATTGAAGTGGATTTGATTGATGATGATCAGTCCATGTTGCTCATGTCATACAAAATGTCACCGCACGACTTCAAAATCAATTATGTCAATCCTGACTATTGGTTTGTCATATTCAGAGACTTCAATCACACATGAATGTATTCATCGTAACTTCCGCTTTGCTCACACAAGCTGGCGTTTTCAATACAATACAGAGGTTCAACGACACACTGGACACACTGAAATCTATTCGTGAGAAAGATCCAACAGCTATGATCTTTCTCGCTGATATCTCAGTTGCGCCACTTGGTGGAATGATAGATGAACTGCAAGAATATTGTAAGGTTGTGAGTTTCAATGATCATCATGCAGTCAAGATGTTTTCAACTCATGGCATGAAGAGTCATGGTGAAACAGTCATTCTTATGGAAATGCTGAATTTCATAAAGAGGCAAGGAATCGTGTGTGATAGAATATTCAAGTTGTCTGGTAGATATGTCCTTGATGATGGCTTTGACATTTCATATTATACAGACAAGCAAGGACATTATGTGTTTAAGCGCCGCAATGAAACATGGATGAATCCTGTTGTTTCTGGTGCAACACATTGCTTGGACACAAGACTGTTCTCACTGTGCTCCAGTCTAGCTGATGATTATTTTGAAATATTACAGAAAAATCTCAATATTCTTGGACAATTGGACACAGAACATGTGCATTTTTTGCACATTCCAAAAGATAAGCTGGTTGAGGTTGACCGTGTGTATTGCACAGGAATGATCGCCAGGACTGGAGAATTAGTCAGAGATTGACAATTGTTTTTTGCTAAATAGACTATAATGAAACTTGCTGTAGAGGCGGAGTAAATGAAGTTCAGACAATATTTAGAAGAAACAACAGAAAAACATGCGGTCCTTGCGTTCGGACGCATGAATCCACCAACAACCGGTCATGCAAAACTGGTTGATAAAGTCAAAGATGTTGCTAAGTCTGTGAGAGGAACACACCACGTGGTTCTATCGCATTCACAGGACGCTGAGAAGAATCCACTCTCAGGTGAGCAAAAAGTCAAACACGCACAACGATATTTTCCTGACACGAATATCACAACCTCCAGTAAAGAACATCCAAACTTTCTGGCTCAAGCATCAAAACTCCACAAAGCTGGCGCTACACATTTGCACATGGTTGCAGGATCCGATAGAACTGGTGAGTATGAGAAGATTTTACACAAATACAATGGCGTAAAAGGTACGCATGGATACTTCAAGTTTCGTGGTATTCACGTACACTCCGCTGGTGAGCGTGATCCTGATGCTGAGGGTGTATCTGGTATGTCTGCATCCAAGATGCGTAGCCATGCATCAAAAGGCAACTTCAAAGAATTCAAAAAAGGCATTCCAAGTCACGTAGCGCCAGAACACGCTAAAGAATTGTATAATGATGTGCGCAAGGGAATGCAAGTCAAAGAAGATTTCCGATCACAAATTCAGATGATCCTATCTGAGGGTGTCCACGATAAAGGCATCTTCAAGGCTGTGTTTCTATCGGGCGGTCCAGGCTCAGGTAAAGACTATGTGTTGGATAACACACTTGCTGGTCATGGCTTGATTGAAATCAACTCAGACAAAGCACTTGAGTTTCTGATGGACAAGAATAATCTGGACAAGAAAATGCCAGAGACTGAAGCTGATGCACGGACACTTGTTCGCGGTAAAGCAAAAGACATGACAGAGTTGAAGCAGAAGCTGGCGCTGTTGGGTCGCAACGGCATCATTATCAATGGCACAGGCGATGATCCCGCAAAGTATGCCAAGATAAAGAAAAACTTAGAAGAAATTGGCTATGAAACTTCTATGGTTGCCGTTGTTACACGCGATGAAATTTCTGCACAGAGAAACGTTGAGCGTGGGCAAAGAGGTGGTCGTACAGTTCCTGAGAATATTCGTAAAGAAAAGTGGGACGCAGTAAACAATTCACGCCCAGAGATGGCTAAGTTGTTTGGCAACAGCTATATTGAATTTGATAACTCTGAAGACTTGCGCACCGCAGCACCAGAAGTGGTCAAAGCCAAGAAAGAAGAGATGAACAACATCTTCAAGACTGTCCAAAAGTTTGTTCAAGCACCACCTAAGAATGAGCAAGCTAAGGCTTGGGTTGCTGGTGAACTACAGAAGAAAGACACCTTGCCTGTTCCTAAGAAAGGCACGGAACTGTCTATTCCACACTCCGCTGAGGGCGAAAACAAAGCAACTGATGAAGCTAGACGCCTTGGGCTACAATACTATGGCTATGGCCGATATGGTAAGAATGGTAAAGTCACACATCACACAGTTCACGGAACTTTGGTGCAGGATCCAACACACGCTGAACAGCAAAAGATGATTAAGAAAACTGCTGAAGTTCCTATGAGTGGAGCTAGTAGCCAAAAGCCTGTGCCCAAGAAACCAGTCAAAGAGTCTATCAACGAAGATTTTCAGAATCTTTTTGAGGCCGTTTCAGTTACTTTCAAAGCTGATACCCCAGAAGAGCTACAAAAAGCAATGAAGATGCTGACTGGCAATGGAGATGCAGAAGTGGAAGAGCAGGAAGTTGAGGAGCACGTGGACCACACAGAAATGTCTGATTCTGGTGCATACAATCTATTGACGCTCGGAAAATCCATGTTTGTCTCCGAAAGTATCAGTGGTGAAAGAACTGCCGTAAAAGATGGAGCTACATATATTGCATCAGGCAACAAGCCTAAAGTATATGCAATACGAAACAATGCTGCTAAAGACGCACACACCAAAGGTGGTGAAGTCGTTAAGACAGACAAAGGTTACATAGTTAAATTAAAGGAGAATGTAAATGTTGAAATTCGTGAAAAGTTTCTTTGTGAAGAGCAAACCGCCAGTGGAACCGGAGCCACAACCATTGCCGAAAGTGGAAGCACCAGCCGTAGTGCCGGAGTCAGCACCGGAGCCACAACCATTGCCGAAAGTGGAAGTTCCGGTCGTAGTAGTACCAGAGCCATTACCGAAAGTGGAAGTGGAAGTTCCAGTGGTAACAGTGCAGGAACAAGTGCCAGTGCCAGTGCCGAAGCCAGCACCAAAAACATCCACGAAGCCAGCCGCTTTAAAGGCAAGCTCACCCTCTCGCAAGCCAAAAACACGTTCAAAGAAGCCATCGACAAAGGCATAGAAACTGGCATGTCCATGGCTGCTGGTGGCGAAGGCATTGGGCGTGACATGGGCGAAATCAATGACAAGAATGGCAAAGTGAATCCTCTGAAAAAGAAACCTGTTGCTGAAATGGGTGGGGATTCAACCACAGCGTCAATTGGTGCACAAAAACAAGATGAACTGGCTAAACATGGCATATCACTTAGCACGTTCAGAGGAAAGAATTACCTATGAAAAACTATAAAGATTTTGTCACTGAAGCTGGGCGCTGCTGGAAAGGCTATAAACCTGTTCCAGGTAAGAAAGCATACTCACCCGATTCTTGTATGAAAGAAGAAACTGTAGTGGAAGCCGCAGTTGATGCTAAAGGACTAAAAAGCTCTACTGGTGGTCTAACTCAAAAGGGTCGTGACTACTACAACAGAAAAGATGGCGGCAATCTAAAAGCACCGGTTACAACACCACCATCAAAATTGACACCGGGCAGTAAAGCTGCTAACCGTCGCAAGTCATTCTGTGCTAGAATGGGTGGAGTGGAAGGTCCGATGAAGAAACCTAACGGAGAGCCGTCCCGTAAAGCTCTCGCACTAAGAAAATGGAATTGCTAAGTGGCACAATTTAATAAAGATATTGGTGCGCTAGATCCGAAGATTTCATCTCGATATGAGGTGATGATGTTGGCTAATAACGCTAATGGTGATATCGTTTCTCTCTCAAATCCTTTACCAGTAACTCTTGGTTCAGAAAATATCACAATTACTGGAAACGTGAATTTTGTGGATACGGTTAATGTCGCAAGTTCGCCAGAAAACCCAGTTCATACACACATTACGGAAGTTGGCACAAGTGGTTTATTGACTGTATCTTATATGCCAATAGGCGGAAATGTTAACATTGGCACAGACGGCATCGTTAGTTTATCGGCAAACACATTGTCAGCATTGGAAAATACCACAGTTACTATCAGCGGCACTCCTACAGTTAACATTGGCACTATGCCTGAGGTAGAGATTAAAAACGACAGCGGCAATCCTATACCTATTAGTGGTAATGTAAATGCTACCCTAACTGGCACCAGTGCTGTAACTTTGGGGGCAGCGGCCACTGATGCGTTTGGACGGTTGCGTGTAAGTAATCCATATACACTGTTCGATGGTGGTCTGCGTTACTTTGACAATACATACAAGTGGGACCAAGTGGACACAGGCTCTGTCACTTCCTCTTTCTTACCTAACGAAAGTTCTATTCTAATGAGCGCTACAGGAGCAGGATCGGCCATTCGTCAGACTAAACAGGTATTTTCCTACCAGCCTGGTAAGAGTCTATTGGTTCTGTTGACCTTTGTTATGAACGCTCCTACCGCTGGCGTTACACAACGAGCAGGCTATTTCGGAGCACAGAACGGCATCTACTTTGAAGTAGCAGACACCACAAAAAATCTAGTTATTAGAAAATACACTTCTGGTTCAGTAGATGACACTACGGAAAAATTCCCTCAAAGTTTGTGGAATGGTGATAAATTAGATGGAACTGGAGCCAGCGGAATAACATTAGATGTAACCAAAGCACAAATCTTCTGGACAGACATAGAATGGTTAGGTGTAGGGACAGTTCGTTGTGGATTTGTGATTAACGGACAGTTCATCGTTTGTCACAGTTTTCATCATGCCAACATATTAAACAAGGTCTATATGACCAGTGCTACGTTACCCCTACGATATGAATTGATCAGCACTGGACCCGCAGCCTCAATGAGAGCAATCTGTAGTACAGTTATGTCGGAAGGCGGTTATAGTAATCGCAGTTTTACCCGTGCCATAGGAACAGCACTAACTGGTAAGGACCTCAGCAATACCGTGTACAGACCATTAGTCTGTTTACGCATGAAGTCAACAGCCCCGGACTCTATTGTAGTGCCCACTGCGTTCGATGTATTTGGACTACAACAAGCAGCCTTTTCATATCGCATTATTCTCAATCCCACATTGACTGATGCTAATTGGACCAGTGCTGACACAGACAGTACAGTAGAGTATGACATCTCTGCTACAGCATTATCTGGCGGCAAAGTAATAACGCAAGGTGTATTTGTAGGATCTAATAAGGGCGGATCCGCTCAAGTTACTAGCAACGAAATAGACTTTAGTCAACAGTTAGGTAGAACTATAGCAGGTGTATCAGACATATGGTGTTTGGCAGCAATAGCCACTACCAACAACGATGATGCTGTGGGCATTGTAAACTGGCAGGAACATAACTAATTAACATAAAACAAAAAGGAAAAACCATGTTCAACGATAAAATTCTAAAATCAGTGGCCGAAGCAGTGAAAGCTGTTGTGGACGAAGCACTGAAAGGCGATCAACACAAGATCGATAAAAACAAAAACGGCAAAGTTGATGCACACGACTTCAAGTTGTTGCGCAAAGAGGAAGCCAAGAAGCCTGCTAGCCCATTTGACTGGAAGAATACTCCACGCCAAACTGCTGAAAAAGGTGAGAAGACTGGCCACGATGCTAAGAAAATCTCCACAGGCACTGTGTACACTAAGAAGTATACAAAAGAAGAAGCATCTCAAGAAGAGTTCAACAAAGAGATCAAGATAGCACAAGACAAGTCCATTGGCAAGAGCAAAGCTGAAGTTGCAAAGCCTGCTGTGCAAGCTGTCAAGCAAGAATCTGTTGAACAACTAGATGAACTGAGCAAGAAGACTCTTGGTAAATATATTAAGGCTGCCCGAGATAATGTGAGAAATAGATCATACATGATAGGACGTGATGTTTCTAAACTTAAACCGTCCCCACAACATGTCCGTAAAGTTAAAAATTCAACTACTGGTATACAAAGAGCGGTAGATCGTTTGACTAAAGAAGAAGTTGAACAAATTGATGAGTTAAGTAAGAAGACACTCGGTTCATACATCAATAAAGCTGTAAGCAGTGTAGCAAATAAAGATTATAATATTGGACGTCTGCACTTTGGCGACCAACCTGAAAAAAAAGCTGATGTGAAACAGCAAGCCCGCGAAATAAAAAAAGATGAACGTGTGATTAAAAAGCGAAATCGCGGCGTTGATCGCGCTGTTAAACGTTTGACTAGAGAAGAATATGAAAACTTAGATGAACTTGAATTTACTGTTGAAGATGTTGAAAACTTCATGCAAACTGAAGAATTTGAACAACTAGATGAACTGAGCAAGAAGACTCTTGGTAAATATATCAATAAAGCCCAAGGCAGGGTGAGGTATGCCGCACACGAGGTAGGTCATCATCTTACTACACTGGAACGAAATCGTAGGACGCCAGGAAACTTCCGTAGACTTAAAAATTCAACTACTGGTATACAAAGAGCGGTAGATCGTTTGACTAAAGAAGAAGTTGAACAAATTGATGAGTTAAGTAAGAAGACACTCGGTTCATACATCAATAAAGCTGTAAGAAGTCAAGCAGATAGAGAGCATAATATTGCAAGCGTGGCGTATGGTGCCCAACCTGAAAAAAAAGCTGATCAGGTTCGTAACGCCCGCGAAATGAAAGCAGATCAGCGTGTGATTAAAAAGCGAGACCGCGGCGTTAAAAAAGCTGTTAAACGTTTGACTAGAGAAGAATATGAAAACTTAGATGAACTTGAATTTACTGTTGAAGATGTTGAAAACTTCATGCAAACTGAAGAATTTGAACAACTAGATGAACTAAAGAAGTCTACACTAGCATCCTATGTCAAGAAAGCATCTCATGATGTTGCACACAAGGGCGCATTGACTCGTCAACATGCTAATGATTCAGAAGCTGCACGTAAAGATTCACGCTACAATGATGCTAGAAAGAGCATGGAGAAAGCAGATAAAACTTTTGCTAAGTCTTGGAAGCGCCGCGAAAACATGGGCAAAGCTGTTGATCGTTTAGCTAAGGAAGAAGTTGAGCAAATTGAAGAGCGTTCATTGACCACCGCTGAAAAGGCTGCATTGGAAAAGAATGTCAAAGGCATGAAGAAGAACATTGCTGGCTTCAAAGAGCGTTATGGCAAAGATGCTAAGTCTGTTATGTACGCTACGGCCACCAAGCAAGCCAAGGGAGAGTAATATGAGAAGTTTCAAGCAGATTGCAAGTCTTGTCCGCGGTGAGGACATTTTGGAAGAGGGTAAAAAGTCTCTTGGAACAGGATGGATGCTGAAGGCTGATCCGAAGTTGGGAAAAGCTGTCAAAGATAAGCTCGACCTTGCTAAAAAACGTCAGGCAACTTATGGTGATAAATCTGCTGGCAAATCCATCAAAGAAGAAGAAACCATTGAAGAAGCTGGTCTGTGGGACAACATTCATGCCAAGCGTGAAAGAATCAAAAAAGGTTCAGGTGAACGTATGCGTAAGCCTGGCTCAGAGGGTGCACCATCCGAGAAGGATTTGAAAAACTCACAGACTAATGAAGAGGTTGAACTGGCCGAAGCTGACGCCAAAGACTATCACTCAGTACATGTCAATGGTCGTCACTGGAAAACATTTGATACCAAGTCTCATGCCGAGAACGTTGCAAAGAAAGTCAAAGGCGCTACAGTACATAAGTATGATGCTGAGAGACTGCAACAAAACTATGGTGCAAAATCTGCGGCTAGAAATGCGGCACGTGGTAAGCAGTGGGATGAGTCTGTTGATGTTGAGCAACTAGATGAAATGCCTGGTGCTAACATGGATACCCGTGCTGTGCATCAACATCTGAAGAAGCGTGGTTGGAAACTTTCGCGCACATCAGGTAGCCACGATGTATACACACATCCAGAAGCAAAGCACCACATTCCAGTTCCACGTCATCGTCAATTAAAGGCACCATTGGTCAAAGGTATTCTGAAACAAGCTGAAATCAATGAGCAAGCTGAATCGGATACCACCGAAAAAACTGAGATGGCCCAAACGCAACTACACTTCATCAAGTATGCCGCTGAAGAAATTCTTGAGTTCATTGAGATGGGTGGTGAAATTGAAGAGTGGTATCAGAACAAACTATCTAAAGTTCAAAGTGATGTAGAATCACTACACTCATACATTGAAGGTGAGTCTCGCCGTACAGGGATGAAGGAAGAAGTTGAGCAGATTGATGAGTTGTCAAAGAAAACTCTTGGCTCCTATGTCAATAAAGCAATGGACAGCGCAAGAGAATTGCCTGGCACCGGCACAAACGCTGAGGCGAGTAAGAAGACAAAACGATACGCTGCTGTTTCTGCTGCTGCATATCGCACACAAGGTCTTGCACCAAGAAAAGGTACTGATATGTTTAAGAAGTACAAAGCTGAGAGTGTTGTGGCGGAAGAAGTTGGTCAAACTAGCAACTCCAACGAGAATCCGGACGCTGGTCGTTTCACATCCGGACCAGCTAAGAAGCCTGCGAAGCCTACACCTATCATTACTGCTGAACAAACTGCAACAGACTTGGGTAAAGAGCGTTATGAGGTTCCATTTGATGGTCCTTATACCAAAAATACAACAAAAGTGACAACAGACAAATCTGGCGCAAAACACACAGCAATGTCTAGAGTTAAGCACCTCGCAAAGACTGCTGCACGTAAACAAGCAGGTCTAAAAGAAGAGCAAGAGCCGGAAGATTCTTTTGAGAAAACAAGCACACCTGCGAAACGTTCACTGTCTAAGACTGCTGGCATCGTAAAAGATTTGGCTAAGAATTCTAAGTCATCTAGCAAAGAAAAAGCTGATACATTCCAAGCTGAACCTGAGCTATCATCACAGATCATCAAAACATAAATAAACAATAACAAAAGGAGTCATAAATGACACTATGGGCAAAATCAGATTCAAGCAACGCGGCACCAAAACACGCAGGCGTTGCAGCTACTAACAATGCAAACGGAGCAACACTGTTTGGTAGCACAACTATCGGTGCATTCACACCTAGACAAGCTGTTGGCATTTTCGGTGTTGACAGTACTGAACAGGGCGTTGCGGCTAATCCAAAAGGAGCACACGCAGGTTGGGTTGTTGTAAAGCAAGGCACAGGTCCTGTTGCAACACTTACAGCGAATGCAAGTTCATACTCACCTGACGGTAACGTATTCTTGACATTCACTGGCGGTGGCACAGGTAACACTTCCGCTAACGCACGTATCGTTACAAACGGTGCAAAGTTGATTACTGGTATTACACTGACAACTGGTGGTAACTACTTGGCTGCACCAACAATCGGCGCGGTGCCAAACTCTAACGTATCAATTACAATCACCATGGGTGGTCGTGTCGGGCGCGAACACACAGAGACTCTTGTTGCTATGGGCAGCATCGGTCAAGCAGGTGTTGCTGACGCTTCCGATGACACAGTGTTTGCAGACAGCTAATGAATTTCAAAGAATTCATCACGGAGTCAATGGATGGTGGAGATGAAGTCTCCATTGACTCAGTAACGCAGGGTAAACTCAATCTGTTGTTGATGGTTGAGCTAACTCAGCCTGTCTTGACACCAGAATCGGGTATCGCAAAGATTCGTAAAATACTTTATCTTGAGGGAATCGCATTTGAGTCCCTTTATGATTTGAACACTGAAGGTGAAGAATTAGCAACACACTTATCTGGCGATAGTTTTCTGTATATTCTGTATTATCCAACGGATGATGGATACTATGATTTTTATGCTGAGATTATGGATGAAAGTGGTGTAGAGCAAGCAATGTCTGAACTGGAAGGGGAAGACGAAAGCTAAAATGTCTTTTGATGATTTGACTAGTGAGAACATCCTACTATATGCAGTCAAGGCTTATGATAAGCCTAATTGCATTATGAGTGAGTTCAAAGAAGACATGAAGCGGTTCAATTATTTGAAGCGCCTGTTCTATCGTTATCGAAAAGAAGGCGAGATGCGTGAGCGTCTTGTCATCAATCACTTGATAGTGCTATACAATGTTTTTGGTGTTGAAGTTGCTACTAGAATGTTGTTTTTCAAGGTACATAAAGAGGATTACCACACACTCAAAACATATCTGCTGTTTCTAAATTACATGCCGAGTGTTGTTATGGGTATTAGAGGCAATAACATCATATCGTCAGACATAGATGTTGACATGAAAGTTGCTGAGGTTCTTAGGGAAATAAAATGACAATAAAAGAAGATGCTCCAACAAACTCTGTAGGTGGTGGTAATGTAGCTGGTATCGGTGTGCCAAACCCTAATATTCCAAATCAAGCTGAACCAGGCATTAAACGTAAGAAGTTTGCTGGTTCTACCGTATTCACTGTGCCATCCAAATCCTTTGTCATGGCTAAGATGCTGAAACGTAAGGGCGCCAGATTTGAATCCTATCTTGGTGATTCTGGTGTGTCCAAAGAGATTGCAGACTATGCTAATGCCAACTGGAAAGAAGGCATTGTGCTAGAAGATGAACAAACTGGTGCAATGGTATACCTGAGATACGGCAGAGGCAACTAAAATGTGGATTTTGCAATGGCTTCCTAACTGGATTTTCTATGCTTGCTTTTTAGCTGGTGTATTAGGTCTTGCTGCAACTTTTGTCATGAAGTTCATTCCGTTTGTATATGTCTATAAGACACCGATACAGATGGTGTCTATTATTTTGATAGCATTGGGCACTTACATGGCAGGTGCAATCAGTAACAACGAACAGTGGGAAGCAAGAGTTAAGGAACTTCAAATCAAAGTCGCTGAAGCGCAAGCCAAAGCTGCGGAAGAGAATGTCAAAATTGTTGAGAAAGTGGTCAACAATACAAAGATCGTTAAAGAGCGTGGTGAAGAAGTTATCAAGTATGTTGACAAAGAGGTTATCAAGTACGACACAAAATTTATCGCTGGCGGTGAGTGTGAAATACCTAAAGAATTCATAATTTCACTGAACAAAGCAGCAACACCGCCGGATGCAAAAAAATGAAATCAATCATAACATGCTTTATGGTATTTCTGTTGGTGGGTTGTTCAACAACTGTGCCCGTCACTATGAAATTTCCAGATGCTCCACTTATGCTGAAACAAAAATGTGCTCCACTGAAGCTGTTAGCTGAGGACGCAAAGTTGAGTGATATTGCAAAAAATGTTACCGAGAATTACAACATGTATTATAGCTGTGCAGTCAAAATGGATGCATGGATTGAGTGGCATGAAAAACAACAAAAAATATTTGAGGTGTTACAATAATGGAACTAACTAAAGACCAACTAAGGAAACTTCTACCGAAGAATCCATACATCGACAACTGGCATGCCGCGCTGTCACAATTGCTGCCTGATTATAACATCAATACACCACAGCGTATCGCAGCATTTGTTGCACAGTGTGCCCATGAGTCTGGTAACTTCATGGTACTCAAAGAAAATCTGAATTATAAGGCTGTAACTCTACGCAAGATTTTTCCAAAGTATTTTCCAACTGATGCTATGGCAAACGAATATGCAAGTAAGCCAAACAAGCAGGAAGCTATTGCTAATCTGGTGTATGCTAATCGTATGGGCAATGGTGCACCAGAAACTGGTGACGGCTGGCGCTATGCTGGCAAGGGCTTGATTCAATTGACGGGCAAGAGCAACTACACATGGTTTGCAGAATCTCTACAAATTTCAGTAGAAGATGCGTCCGAATATCTGTTGACGTTTGAAGGTGCTGCACAATCAGCTTGCTGGTTCTGGGAAACAAACAATCTGAATCAGTGGGCTGACAAGGGTGATATTGTTACATTGACAAAGCGAATCAACGGCGGCACTATTGGTCTTGAGGATCGTATCAAGCATTATGAACATGCGCTCCATGTCTTGGGAGCACACTAATGAACAGTGATGTGAAATTATTTAAGTGGCTAGGTGTATTAATTCTTTTACCTCTAGCACTAGCTATTTTTGGTGGTGATAGATTTCGCTATCCTTGCCAAAATCCAGAAAACTGGGATAAACCAGTTTGTCAAAAACCAGCATGTGATGTGACAAGAACTTGCCCTGAACATGTATTCAAAGGGCAGAGAGACCCTAGATTAGGACCACCAGATGAAAATAAAAATGTTTTGGGAGCAGTTGCGCCAGCGACTTGCCCAGCGCCAGCTAAAGGAGAAGCCTGTGCAAAATAATGTAATGTACACCGAAGAGCAATTGATGGCCCGATTGAAGTTTTTCATCGGCGTATGTCTTGCATTGACTCTAACTGGTATCGTATTTGTTGTGTTGTACTCACTAATTTTTGTGACACAACCACTGAATGCTATCAGCCCAATTGATCAGAAATTCTTTGAGTTGATTGTGCCTATTGCCACTTTCTTGACTGGTACACTATCAGGCATTATGCTTGCTGGCGGCACTAAAGAAGAGAATGATGCAAAGATGGCTATGATGAAGCAAGCACAAGATAATGCTAATTCGGCCGCTAAGAATACTGTTGAGTTTGCAAGAGTACAAGCTGAGCCTGCTAAAGCATCTGTAGCACCTGTTATGAGAGCAGAGACATCTTTCAATGTTGAAGCACCTGCACCAGCTGGACAAGTTATCATGGGCTACGGCGGCAAGCCAGCACCTGCACCTGCACCACAGCCGGAGCTATAATGCTAAACGGGATGCTAGACGACTCACATAACAATTCTCTTAGTAGTAAGAGAGTTGTGACTTTTCTAGCATTTGTGTTATGTGGTACAGCATTCATTGCTAATCTATTTTGGGACTACAAAGTGGAATCATACATGTTTGAGGGTATGATATATTTGACAATGGCTGGTCTTGGATTCACTGCATCTGAGAAATTCGCATCTATAAATAAGAAAACGGAGAAAAACTCATGAAAAAACTAATTGCATCACTTGTGTTGGCTTTTGCACTGATTCCAGCATATGCAACGGACAAACAACCAGAAACTAAAAAAGTTTGCGTTGAAGAAAAAGACGCAAAATCTGGTAAAGTAAAAGAAGTCTGCAAGACAATCAAGATTCATAAGAAACTTGAAGGCACTAAAGTTCCAGAGAAAAAATAATGTCTGACGAAAAAGAGTGTATCGATATGAAAGTGGATGTGGGTGTTCTAAAGACACAGGTTTCATCACTGACTGTGCTTTGTGATAAAATGGACAAAGTTATCGATAGACTCATGGACAATCATGATCGTGTCGTCAATCAAATCTATAATGATATGGAAAAAAGAAAAAGTGACACGGTTGCAGACATAAAGGAGATGCATTCTCGCATCTCCACAGTTGACAGGAACCTATCAGATAAGATAGAATTGACGGAACGCCGTATTATGGAGGAAATCAAGTCACTGAGGGCTGATATTTCCAAGCATAATAAGGAAGAAGATTCCGCGCTAAAAAAGATCCTTGAATGGAAATGGTTTGTTACCGGTGGTGTAGTCATATTCGCATGGCTGGTAACAAATGTTAATCTAGCAACACTAGGTAAACTATTCAATTAGCTTGACTTTTTGGTGGATGTGTATATAATGTATAGCTATGAGTCTGTCCACCGATCTATCATTCGTTCAACGAATCACACACCGTTTCAATAAGTATCAGCGCAAGTCTGATTACCTATTCAACGTCCGTTGTCCTCTATGCGGGGACTCACACAAAAACAAGACCAAGATGCGTGGGTATATCTACCGGCGCGGAAATGGTCTTTTTTACCTTTGCCACAACTGTGGTGAGAGTATGTCTCTTGGTAATTTTATCAAGCGACTTGATG